GTGAAGTAGAATCCGATGATTGCCCCCAAAGTGGTGATTGCGACAAGAGAGATGTGTCCAGTAGTGATTGTAGAGGTAATTTCTGTTCCACTTGGGAAGGTAATGAGTCCCCAGAGGATTTCAGTTGCTTCTTTGTTTTCTGGTGGTGTGAAGGTAACGAGGGTTGTGTTAGGGAAGAGGGTGCAGAGTATTGAGATGATCGCAAAGTTGAGCATCCCCATAAAAGCGATAAGGCGACGAGTAGCACGAGTAAACATGCCAGTATCTTTGTCAGTTTCGCCAATGAGTAGTTTTTGAAAATCGTGATCCATTCCACGGATTTGCATATCTCTAATAAGCTCTCTACGCTCTTTCGAAGCTTTGGCTTCGGACATACCCTGGAAAGCGCCACCAAGAATCTTAAGCATACTGCCCATCCCAGTCGCCCCCAATGTGGATAATAGCATCGTGATAAGTCCAAACATCTTACATATCTCATTTACACTATTATAAGATCAGATAGAAATTTTCAATTTTTTTCGCATATACATCACTCTTTCAGATTCTGAAATACTATTTGGAACATAATCAATCAATAATATTATCCTATCTTGATTTGTTTTATTCCAAGCTGAATGCTCTAATCTATCATCAAAAACAAAAGACTTACCATTTTCCCAACGGTGTATTTTATTGTCGCATTTTAAACCACAATCTCCATTTGGTACATCTATACCCAAGTGATAGCGTAGAAAAATTCCTTGACGACCAACATGAGGTTGAATAACTTCTCCTGCTTTTAACCTAGAAAATCCAGCAGTTGAATAATGTTTTATATTATTTCTAATTAAATTAGCTGTTTGAGGGACTTTTTCAGTGAAACCTTTACAATCCTCGCCTTTAGGATAACTAAATATAGGGTAAACTTTCCAACCATCTTTTTCTGAATATAAATGATTTTGATGCCAGTCTATCAAATCATCTTTGATTTGTTCGTATTCAGATTTAATTATTTCGTAGTTATCTTCTAAAACTTTGAAACCACTCATGGAACGAAAATACCCTTTGTTGTAACAAATGCAAAATTTTGTTCTGTAACAGGAGATTGTGACACTACATCATAAAAATGATTATATTTGTATGGATTGTAGGATACAATTCTATTATATTGAAAACTTTGTGTGGTATCTTCTCCTTCAATATAAGCGTGAACGTTTTTTCTTTTATCTTTTAAAACTCTGTTTCTTCCACTTTCGTACACTTTAAAAGTTACATCTTTAAGAGGTATTGAGTCGACCCATCTTTTGACACGCCAACCTTTTTCTGTCTTTTCTTGTACAGATAGACAGTCTTTATTTAAGTTTCTATATACTCTAACTTTCATTATTTGGCTCAAATTGTATAGCGATTCGTCCAAAATTATGATCCTTGTCACCTATCCAACCAGAAAATTCTATAATTTTTTCCAAAATAATAAAATCTTTTATTTCAAGAAAGAAGTCTTCGCCCTCAAATTTGAAAGAGTAGTTATGATGATTTTGATAAACTAATTCACCTTCGCCACTTAAACCACTTAATTTGGTACAGCCTTCGTTAGTTCCAACAATTTTAAAGTAACCTTTCATGATTTAAATTACACTTATTTAACTTTTCTCTTTTCTAAATTTTTGTTAATAGCCTCATTAAGCTTGGGTGTAACTTTGCGACCCACGTGTTCATTAAAAACCATATCGCCAGATGAGCGACCATATAGCTTGCCTACATTACCTTTAAATTGAGTTCTTCCTTTTAGTGTTTTCTTTGACATAATAAATAACCTAATGATAAATTTTAAAAAGTCAAGTATTATTTAGAAAAAGTTTCATATATAATGAACTCTGGTTGGTTTTCTTTTTCTTTGTACTTATTTGGGAAGACGGTGACGGGTATTTTTTTGCCGTCAATTGTTACGTAGCCAGCTAAATAATTACCGTTTTTACCCTTCTTTTTCCAAAAAGCACCTCTTTGATTATCTGTCCATTTTCCCATAATCTATAAAATAGACTATAGAATTGAAAATGTCAAGCAAAATTAATTCTTTTGTCTAATGAAAGCTGCTACTCTTGTATGGGCGACGCGTGAAGCATCGGACACATAATCAGTATGAAAATTAATGGTATCTCCAGCAGCTACAGATATTGGAGTCATATGGGGATTAACACTATTGGATAAAGCTCCACCTTCTCCTTCTCCCCCAGCTTTTCTGAATATTGAGCGTTGAGAAGTTGTGATTTGACCAGTGAGATTACTGTCTGTGTTATTTATGCCATCTACATTAGCTTGTATGTTTACGTTGACAGTGTTAGTAACATCCATATCTAAAGTTAACGCTATAATCTCTGAGTCAAATGGCACAACTATACCGTGACCGTCTCCTCCTCCATTACCGTTACCAAAGTGAAATGGGTAGTCATTGTTGGGAAGAGTTCCGTCTCTTTCACCATAAATTACAAAATCTGCTCTACCAGTAGCTGCACCACTCAATAGATTTATTTCAGTTCTCATTGAACCAGTAGCAGCTGATAAAACACCAGTTGCGATATTGAAAGCTCCTGTGGCGGCCCCTAGTTCTCCAGTTGCAAATTGGACCAAACCAGTATAACCAGTAATGTTATCAATAGTTAAATCAGTAAATAATTGACCTGTGATACTAGAATATTGAATTTTTTTAGTAACTGTGTTGTCGACAGCCACGAACAAGTCTGTGCCCTGTAAACTAGTAAATTCGTTTAACTCTGATATTTGAACTTCTTCCATTAAATATAATTACACTATTTTTGATAAATTTATTTTTAAAACTTTCACATTGTCTGTATCCAGATTAGGGTCTAATTCTCCCTCTAAAAATACCCTCTGCATTAATTTAAAATAATTTTTAAAATTTTTTCTATGTTTTAAAACTGGTATTACAAAGTATTTAGCGCCATTAATCTTAGCTTGTCTGAAAACTTCAAGGCTCCAAGATCTAAAAAGTGTAGAAGAAAATCTTTTGTATATGTGATTCCAACAGAATATGGTAGCTCTGAAATTTTCATCAATAAACTCACCCAAACAGTAACAAATTAAATTATTATTTTGGTGAAGGATATTGCAGTTTTGTTCTTTTTTTTGTATTAAATGATCAAAATTGTTTAAATTGTACAACAAAAAATTATTATCCATAATACTGGAAAAATTATACTGCAAACATTTTTTTAAATCACGATTATTATATTCTTTGGAAACTTCGTATGTTTCTCCGTTGAATGTTATTTTAGTGTAATACATATTATGGCTCAAGGTGCATCTAAAAATAATATAAAGGCTCTTATGGACGCAAATCCAACTGCTTTGTTAGAGTTTTATTTGATATATTATAATTTCCCAACAGATAATTTCAATTTTATAGCTGTAACACCTTCTTTTAACAGAACTGATTTTAATCAAGCGACCTCCAATGGAAACCCAATAAACCTTCCATCTTTTGCTGAAGATTTGGGTTTAAATCTTCAAGTAAATTCAATTACTTGGCAAAATCAACAGTATTTATCTATGCCAGTAGAGGGTACAGATTTTGCGGCTCAAGGAGAAGATCAATTACCAAGACCTAGATTAAAAATCTCCAATAAAGATTTATTTATGACTCGTTATATAGTTAAATATGGAGATTTAGGTGGAGCAAAAGTAATAAGAAAACGAGTATTTGCTAAATTTTTAGATGATGTAAACTTTTTGCCAGCAAGAAATCCATTTGGCACCGCAGATCCAGAGGCAGGATATCCAGATGAAGTTTTCTATATTAATAGAAAAACAGCAGAAACTAGATCATTTGTGGAATTTGAATTATCTACATCTTTGGAGATGGATAATATTAAAATACCAAATAGAGTAGGAACATGTAGACAATGTAATTTTACTTATAGGGGCTATGGTTGTAGATACAAAGGAGAACCCAAAACAGATGCGACTGGAGGAGCTCTTTCGCCAGTTACCAACCGATCACTCTGGACTAACACAGGTTACTCTTATAGTGTTGGAGATTTTATTTATTTAAACAATCAAGGATATCAATTAAGAGCTGAAAACGAAACTGATATAATTGAAGGTAGTTCTATAGAAGACTTGAGAACATTTTTTGTTTGTGTGGAAGCTCACGACTCAAGCGATGAAGAAAGGCCAAATATTTCAGATAAGTGGACAGAAGATGTATGCGAAAAAACAATTTCAGCATGCGCCACAAGATTTGTTCAAAACTTACCATTTGGTGGATTCCCAGGAACATATGAATACAATTCGCAACAAAGATAATATAAAAAATCAACTAATTGATTTTGCTGAAGAAAACGCAGAAAAAGAAATCTGTGGATTTATTCTTTATGAAAAAGGCGATTTTGTTTTTGCTGAAAGTAGAAATTATTCAATGCGAGAAGAAGAGGCGTTTGAAATCCACCCAGCTGACTTTTTATTAAAAAAATTAACTGGAAATTTAGTGGCTATATTTCATAGTCATCCAGTTGGGCAAGGAGATTCTGCGCCATCAAGTTATGATATGATAACTTCTAGAGAATGCTTGTATCCATATTTAATATATTCTTGTGAAAGCAAAACATTTAATTTCTTTTATGAAGATCATTTTGAGCCAGAAATCAGTGTAATAAAAGAATTAGAAGGGGTTATAAATGGTTAAGGTTTTTTTACATGGAGCATTAGGAAAAAAATTTGGTTTTGAACATAAATATAATATCAGAACTAAAAAACAGGCTATAAAAGCTTTAATGGGCAACCATAGCGAATTTAGAAGTGAAGTTTTATCTAAAACCCAAATGGGTATATTTTACAGATTAGTTGATAAAAGGGGTAAAGTTTCCGAAGCGTGTCATGCCGATTATAACAAAGAGTGTTTAGAAGAAGTTCATATTGTACCTTCAATTATTGGAAGTGGTTTAAGTGACTTTGGGAAAATAGTTGTGGGAACTCTTCTTTTTATGACAGGTGGTGCCATAGGAGGTTTTGTTGGAAAAATAATAACAAATATAGGTATATCATTTATTATTCAAGGTATTCAAGGATTACTTATGCCAGACCCAACACCACAAACTATGGAAAGTCCTCTGGACACCAATAGTTACATTTTTGGAAATACAAATAATAATGTCACACAAGGATTTAGTATTCCAGTTTTATATGGTCAGCTAAGAGTTGGCAGTAACGTTATTTCAACAAACGCTCAATCCATAGATATAAGTCAACAATAATGAGTGAGTACAAAAAATATTATTTAGAGGCATCTAAAAAGCCAAAAATTGCTGGTTACACAACAGACGGGCCAGATGCACCACCAAGTAATTTACTTCCTCCCGACAGAACTAATGTTAAGGAAAGTTATACTATTAGTAATGTCATAGATTTAATTTCAGAAGGGCCAATAGAAGGTTTAGTTGATAGAGATGGTAGAACCTTATATGGACAAGCAGACGATTTCGTAAATGTAGAACCACAGGACGAAAATATTATATCAACCACTCCTGCGGCAGATGCTTATATATTAAAAGATTTCCCAGATAAAATATTAAATACTTCTTATACAAGAAATACTAATCTAAAAGCAAGACCACCAAAACAAAGAGCTCGTTACCCTTATCATATGCTAATTGTAATTGATTTATCCACGGGAGCAGCACCATATCTAGATCAAATAAAAGAAAAATTAGGTAAAGTAGTAGAGTCTCAATCTTTAATTAAGTCCCTTGGGTTTCAATTAATCTTTACAGTTATTGCAGTCGGTGGTCGAGGAGAGGTTTTGGGTACAGAAACTATAGTAACAATCTCAAGTGGAAGCACCCAAAGAATATACAATGAGGTTTTTGTTTATACACAATTTAAAACTATAACCGATCAAAATATTAACGCTGCTCAAGTTAAAAATCGTATAGATAGTCAATCCACACAAACAGACAACAACTTTCAAAATATGGCTCCAGTTTATCAAGCTATAAAAAACGAGGTTGAAAGATTTATTGAAAGGCAAGACGAAGAAATATCTGACGAAAACACTTATGAACGATACCAAAGAAACACCGTCACAGCTTATAACGCTGTCACGATTATAACTCATCAAGGAGATAGAGGCAGTCGCAGAAAAAACACTTTACTAGCAAAAATTAAAAATTTTCAAGAAACACTTAGGAGTTTAGCGCCAACAAACGAATTTAGCCCAAGTAGATATGGTGAACTTGACGCAGATGAAGATTTTTTAAATAATTTTAAAGCTTTTGTAATAGATTTAGGGGATGGAGAGGCAACAACATCTTATCAACCCCTTATTGATACTATTGGTGGAAAAGCTTTTGACAGTACAAGTACAATTTATGATGTTTTTAGTTATATTGGTGAATTTTTATTGCAAACAAGTACTGCTGATTTTGGTTTAACATACAGAGCTTTTGAAGGACTTAAAAACCAACTAACTAATGCAGAAATACCCCAATTAATATACGACGGAGGAACAAAATATTTAATAACAGACTTGGGTGCAACAAAAGTTTACTACACAAGTACTCAAGGATTTCAAGGGCCGTGGATACAACAAGAAGCAAGTGGCCCAGCTGGTCAAGTTATTAGCGCAAAGACACTTACTTTAGACAAGGGTGTTTACTTTGATGAAAACCAAGTTAAAACTGACTCAGGTAAACAGTTCGCAAAATATCAAATAGAATTAAAAAAGGGATCAGAAGATCAAACTATTTCACAAATATTGCCAGTAGCTAAAAGAACTTTGGCCAAGCAGTATGTTTTATTAGGCCCATTTGACAGAACTATTAATGGAGCTAGAAATGGTACAGGAAGCCGAGACGAAAGAAGAAATAATAGCGACAGACAAGGATCAGGTAGAGATTTTACAGCGTGGCAAAATTATGAACCAGCTCAAAAAGATCCATCAATTTTTAGTCATGAGATTTTTGATGCAGATATAGAAGAAATAGATATAGAAGTATCGGTAAGTGCGCTTTCAGATACCCAATCTTTTAATTCTTCCGCAGATAATAAAGCTGGTAGATCTAAAGCTGGTAGGCCGTTACCAACAAAAATAGATTACGTGCTTAAAACCAAACATATTTTAAAAAGCGGGGAAGTAATAGAAGAATTAGCTACTTTTAAAATCCCCAAAACAGATGGAAAAGGATTTAATATCAGAAAAGGAAAAATTGCTCTAACAGGAATAATCCTTCAAGGCGGATATCGTTTTACAATAAGTAATATAGTTTTGCCTGAATTTACATCTGAAACAGCAACTAGGTTAGTTACTCTTGAAAAAACTACTTTTGAAACAAAATCAAACCTTATTAACAGAGATACCTCTGTAGCAAGCGTTACAGAAAAAACAAAAAATAGATTCAGATATCCTATGTCAGCTTACATTGGATCGTCAGTTGATGCGAGATCTTTTCAAAAATTACCTAATAGAACTTTTAAAATAAAAGGTAAAAAAATATTAGTTCCATCAAATTATTTCCCCACAGATGATTTGGGTGGTGACAGGAGATTTTCTTCAGATGGGTCAACAGTTGGAAATAGGATATACGATGGAGAATGGGACGGTTCATTTAGATGGGCTTGGTCGGACAATCCAGCTTGGGTTTTGTATGATTTATTGAATAACTTTAGATATGGTACAGCTTTATATTCAAGAGATTTAGAAAACATAGATATATGGTCATTATACGAAATAGGAAAATATTGTGATGCCGTAGATGAATATGGAAAATTTGTTGGTGTAGATGATGGTCTCGGTGGAAAGGAGCCAAGATTTTCTTTCAACCAAAGAGTTGAAGGTAATGAAGATGCTTACTCTGTTCTTAAAAATATAGCTAAACACATGCAAGCTTTATGTTATTATAAAGATTCACAAATTCAGTTTAGAATTGATAAACCAGAACCTGTTTCAATGACATTTACTAATTTAAATGTTGTAGATGGACTTTTCAGTTATTCGGACGTAGTAAAGGGTACAAAGTTAACATCTGTTGAAGTTAATTATTTAGATAAAGAAAATAATTACAGACCGCGTACAGAATATGCAGAAGATAAAGAAAGTATATCTAAATATGGATATATTAAAGAATATGTCAATGGTTACGGAGTAACATCAAAAGGCCAAGCTTTAAGAATGGCTAGAAATATATTGTTTGATTCTCAACATGCAACTGAAACAGTTTCTTTTGACGCTGGTTTTGAAGCGTCTTTATTATCTCCTGGAGATATTATTAGAGTTGTAGATGAAATGAAAAACTTAGTTCCTAATTATGGAATGTTTTTGCAACCTACGGGTTTTTTAGAATATCCTAATGGAGCTTACGGTGTTACTGGTTTAATCGTAGACAGACAAATAGCACCACAAACTGGTTTAATTTTAACTGGATCTGACGCAGAAAATGAAACATACATTCATTTATTTAACGCAAATTTATCTAAAGGGATTAAAGATTTATATTTTAAGAAAAGTTTGGAAAAAGATAATAAAGCTTTAGCGTTTACCGATGCAGAGATATCTGGGTTAAAGACACCTGTAGCTGTGTCATTACAGTTAAGTACTGATGAATATCCAATTCAAGATTTGGGAGATACTGGAATTTTATTCAAATTAGAAACCACACAAGACTATCCGCCAGAGGCAGCATTCTTCCAATCTATGACTCCTTTTGCTGTTGATGTAAGCGGTAGAATAGAGAAAACATATAGAGTGCTTTCGGTAAGGGAAAAAGAAGAGGGCACGTACGGTGTGGGGGCAGTTACATATCATACTGGTAAATTTGATTTTGTAGAAAACAATGTTAAATTTGACCCCAAATTAGATAATTTTGATGTATCAACACAAAAATTTGTAGCTAGTTTACCTAAACCACCATCGGCTATAACACCGCATCTTTCAAGTATAGAGCCTTTTTCTGGAACAAATTCAATTGGGGCAATTGACTTCCCAATTTCAATAGTGAATAGTAATCCAAGCACAGCTGATAGATTCCAAGTAAATCTTACCAAGCCAGATGGTACAATAGTTTCATTTCCAGACAGAGTTTTGAGAACAGGGGTTACTGTTGCTGAAGGAAATACAGACGACAATGGATCAACTATGTTTACTTTCACTGGAGACGCAGTTAACCAAGCGGGTTTATACACCGTTAATGTTTTCTCAGAAACTTTTAAATTTTATGAAGGGCGTTCAACTACTTCTAGGGCTGGAACTTTTACCGTAGCACTAGGTAATCTTGGTTTAGATGATGCTGGAGCTGTAGTTAGATATTCTGGCATTAGTGGAACAGATGAAAATGTATTTTCTAATTCTTTTGGGCCAAATGATATAGATATTGATCCAAGTTTAGCGGATACAGCTGGATCAAGAACTTTTAAATCTAACCCAGAATCAAGTGCAATAGATTTAAATTTAATTATTAGAGACTTCATTGGACAAGATATTACAAACTCGCCTGAATTAAGACAATTTATTGATTTTAAAGATGCAGAACCAGCGTCTGGAAGATTTGATTTAGATAGAATAGATGAAACAGGTAGAGAAGGAGTTACTGAATTTAGATTAGAAAAAAATGAGCTTCATGAAAGATTGGATGTGCCAATAGAAGTTTTTGAAAGTGGTTTTGATTACGAAGTAGAAAATAAAATGGCACTAGACAACTCCTTTGCAGTAGAAAATGGAAAATTTCATACTGATAGAAACTCTGGGGCACAAAACATAATCTTTGAATCTGGTTCGTTTAGATCAACACCAGCAGTTTTCCTTCAACAAGTTTATGAAAGTGGCGTAAATTATGCAGGTAATGTAAGCACTATTGACCATTATGAAACGAAGCCAGCCTCCATAATTGAAACAAGTGGCGCAGGATTTACGATAACTTCAACGGCTACTAGCACTCAAGTTTATGAATACTTTGCTTTTGAAACAGGAAATTATAGAATTAATACGCAAAGATTCAAGATAGGATTTTTTGATTTAACTGGAACTGGTTTTGAACCAGTAAGCTTTAATGACAGTTTTACTGGAACAGATGGAGAAGGCGTTGGAGAAACACCAGATGGCCCAATGACATTCGTGCAATTACAAAGTGGAATTTCTGGTATACCTACAGCATCTATTTTAAAAACAACTTCAAAAACAGGATTTTTTGTAAGAGCTGAAAGTATTTATGATATACCAATGACTGGAACATGTGCTTACTTAGCTATTGAAAACAGATTGCAAAGTGGGAATAATTTCAATTTTACTGGAATAGGGTCAGATGTAAATATTAGTGGAGATACAGGAGTTAACCCACATATTTCTGGAGTTCAACAAGTTAATTATTTTGATTTTGGTAGTGGAACATTTAATTACACAGCTAATAAAGATTATGCAATACCAAGTGGAGATAGAATCCCATATGAAACTGAAAAATTTGCCGCTGGAGACGAAAGAGTTAATTTCTTAGTTCAACCACAACATAGTCAGTTCGGATTTCATCAGCTGCAAGATGGAGAGTCGGCAGTTGTAATTAGGGGTAAAGAAGGAGACGCAAATTATGGAGAAAGATTATTAAGAAATCCTATTACAGCAATAAATGTTAATGGACAAAAAGCCGATAATTCTACCGACGGTGAACATGGTAAAATAAAATATTATACAACTGCTAACTCAAGTTCAAATTTAGATTTCGCATCCTTTGGTTTGTTTGGTTGGTTTAATATACCTAGTGGATCAAATGCCAAAGGTGTATTCATGGATAGCTGGAACATAGGAGGATTTATTTGGGGACATGATGGTGGGGACATTAAACTTTATGTTGGTTATGCAAATTCTACTGACAATTTAAATACAGTAGCGTCTAATTTAGATGACGGAAAACTACATTCTATATTTATCAACGTTGCAAGTGACGGATTTGTGCAAGCTTTCATAGATGGCACTGGCAAACAAGCTCGTCAAACTATTAATGCTTACAATACTGGTGTTACTACCCACCCTGGAGCATCACTTAATAATTTTGTAGGAGCATCATTTTTGGGGCCTCAAGGCGACGGTGGAAACCATTATGTAGGATTTCCTGACTTCACAAATCCATTTGTAAACGCAGATATTAGCGGAAGTTTCACTGGGGGTTATGCTGCAAACTACATGGGTATTAAAACTGGTAGTACGTTTAGTGAAGATCAAATTTTAGAACTTAATAGAAATCCTAATTTAATAAAATCAGCACAAGGTTTAAATGATATTAGGTTTATAGTAGAGTTGACAGGAAATGCCGCTCATACTTCAAGTTCTTCGTCAGTTTCACAATCGGGTACTATAAATTCTTCTACTGAGCGTTCTCGTCCAGTAAATTATGCCCATGGACTTTATGTTGATCAAACCACTGGCATTTTTGGTAGGTCAATATTTGCTTTAGGTGGTGGAGATTCAATGCCCTTTAATTATAGGAACAAATTAATCGCTAATCAAAGTCCATTTAGAAACGCTTTACAGTTAGAGATGTTTGTTGGTGATACACAACAATACGCAGATTTTGAAAGTGGGCAACACCTTGATACTTTATTCTTCCCAGAAGGTAAGGTTGAATCTTTTCAATTTAGTGGTATAGAAGCAGCATTAAAGCATAATGTGCTTTTAGAAAATGAAGCGAAAATAAGATTAGCGTTTGCTAATTATGCTCCAATTGTAGCTTCTTATCCAACTGGAGTGGGTGGAGCTTCTTATGATCTTTTTGGTGACACTCAACCATATTTAGAATGGCAACAATATACAAAAAATGGTGGTTTTGACGATCCTAGAGATTGGGGAACTGTTAAATTAGATCCTTATGAAAATCTAAATGGAAGATTTAACTATGATCCATTTGTTGAAGTAACTGGTATCAGATTTACTGGCGCTGGGCATCACAATGATGGAGAAGAAACTCAAGGATTGTATTTAGATAGTACAACTTCAGCTAATATTGGCACTAATGATTTTTCTGTCTTTTGTTGGTTGTATCCTGGAGAAAGAAAAGGGTTATCATCGGATGGTATTGACGGCCAAAGTGAAGTTTTAATTTACAATTGGGGCGGAGATGCTAGTCTTGAATACACTAGGGATGAAATTGATTCAAGTCCTTTGGTACCAGGTTTACATAGTGGCGCTGGGTTTATTTTATTCCATAATGTAGAAGATAGAAAAGTTCATTTGTATGCAGGAACGGGCATAATAATAGATTATGAAAGCGACGCAAGAAACACAGTAGATTTATTTACAGATGATGAACTTCCCGATACTCTTAACTTTATAGCCGCCTCTGTTGACGCAAGTAATGGAACGGTTAAAAGGTGGTTAAATGGAGTAAGGTATTCAGATTTAAGCGTGAGAGCTTATTCCAGCGCACCAAGTGGAATAAGTAATTTTGGTTACCCAACATTTCTTGCTCCAAATGTAGGAGAGGCAAGTAAATATAATGGCAATTTTGATGATGGAATTGGAAATCCTTTTAGTGATTTAGGCGATGATTATGAGCATTTTGTTTTTGGTTCGGACTTACTTGGATCTGAGCCACATAAAAGATTTGTCAGCAATTACATGGGCTTTAAGATAGGTCAATTCAGTAATGCGGACGTTGAAAAGTACAGTCAAGAACCAAATTTGATAACAGAATTAAAAAGCGAAGGAAATACAAAAGCATTTTTAACATTTACTGGCGGTACGGGTTATATAACTGGTGGACATACAATACCTGCAAACAATATTAAATTTAGCGGAAATCCAGAGGACGATAATAACATAGGATCTGAAACTGGTTATGGGTCAAATACAAGTGGTAGTGGAGGATTTCTTTTAGGTTATCAAAATATTGATTTGGTTAAATTTTTCACTGGAGCTGAAAGTGGTTTTGATTTTAATCCTTTCACAGAATTTAATTTTGCTTTTGAAAAAGAAGTTAATCTTAAAGAACACTATTATGATTCAGTTACTGGAGAAATTGTAGATCAATACGATATCACTGCAGATGATATAAACAATTTTACGGGACTTTTATTCTACAAAGCTGTGCCGTATAATAAATATGGGCCAATGTTAACTTTTGAAACTGGAGAATTAACATCTCACAAAACATTAGAAAACAAATTCGGTAGTTTCAATGTTGTTGAAGAAACATTTAGCGGAAGAATGTTTACTGGATTTACTGGATATAACTTTAATCTTTCCGAAGAACTTGGAGCTAATTTAGGTGGTTCTAATTTAAATATCCCAGTAACAAAAAATGAAATATCTGGAGTCGAATTAAGTAGTTTTGGATTTGATTCAAGAAGATTTACAACAAGCCACACTTCAAATATAGTAAATTTTGTAATCAATACTGGAACACTTGAGTTTCCAACAAATAGTTTTCAGTTTGAAATATTATCTGAATCAGCTGGAGAAGTTAGAGTTAGAAGCGATAATGGAGCTAGTATAATAAAAGATTCACCGACAGATGGTTCTCCAGGAGCTGTGAGTAACAATTTAGGGGGTGGTAAATCAACTAATCTCACTTACTCATCTACTTCAAAACAAGTAACTTTAAGAACTAGTAGTTTTTAATTAAATTTTAATAAATTTTTTTGAGACTCTATATTTTGCGCCCAAATCTTTTTTCTTTCCTTTACATCTTTTAACATAGCGTAAGATTGAAAATCAATAGCATAAATTTTGTTTGTATCTGATTCCACAACAAAGTTTTGGGTATTATAATCTAGAAAAGTCCAATCTGAGCTTTTTAAAACAACATCTTGATACACTATTTGATTATAAGGGTGGGTTATAGTTCCAAAAGGAGTACCCTTTATGAATTGAACATATTGGGTAACGGTATCACCATCATAGGTAAACGTAAAATTTGGTATGTGAACCCTATTGAAATTTTCTCCTTGTAACCTTTGTAATTTTTCTATTAATATATCCCTTTCATCAAGATTTGAAAATTTAATTGTTTTTTTCAAATCAAAACTGGCAGAAGCGTGAAAAGACGATCTGTCATTTTTAAGGATTATTGTTTTGTACATTACATTAATTTAAGAAGCTTGCGACATTCTTTTGCAGGAATATCTTTAAACTGAGACCAAGTTTTGACTTGTTCCGTATCTCCATCATATTTACCATCTTTGTACAAAGCTCGTAACCAGTCCTTAAAGCCATCAAAAGAGCTTACGCCTACCTTGTCTTTAAGATTCTTTGCAAAGATACCTTGAGGACTAATATCTATTGATTCTGTAGGTGTTTCAATTGGAGCTTTATCTTTAGAACTGTCTATTTCATCCGCACCAACAATATGAATGTTTAAAAAGTTACGAACACAACGAACAAAAGCACGATTCTCTGCAATACATTCTAAGAACTTTGCCGCAAAACCATTTGTGTTATTTGTTGTGGCATTGGCAATAGAGGCAAAAGTTTGCATTCCATTGCTTTCGTAGTTGCTAATCCAATTAATCATACATTGAACAACAACACGAGTGTCAGAAGATTCGGTGATATCATAAGTAACATTATGTAAACCTCTAAGCCTAGCTAATTCTTTAATCCCGCTCAACTTAATTAAAAGTTGGCCATCATCAAGACCCTCAATAGAATCTGGAACAGGCATTTTTCTTCGCTCAAACCAATCTTTGTTTGGATACAAATGTTCTGAAGGTATCATGGCTCTCCAATTAACAGAACCATCTTCATTAAAAACATAATCAACCGATTCTAGAAGACCATGCTCGTTTCTTTTAAATTTTTCTGGACTACTCATATAAATATAAACTTTCTAATTCTTGTTTAGAATCATCATTTAATACGAACTTGTCGGAATTGTCAAGCAAAATAGCAGAAAAATGTGATTTGTATACAGATTGTTTAGTAATAAATTGTTTTTTGGACAAATATTTTGTTTTTTCGCTAATGATTTCCGATATATCTTCAGTTTCGCTCTCTAGCGTAACATTGAAATCAAAATACTTTAATCTTAAATCTGAGAGAATGTCTTTGGTCTTTGTAGAAATAATTAAGTTGATTTTTAATTTTTTTATTTTTTTAAAAAATTCTAAGTAATCTTTTTCTAGATCGTCTAATTTGAAAATAATTTGTTTCACACACCTTTTAATTTGCCACAATTGTTCGTCATCAAGATGTCTGTCCAAAATTAAATTAGCTGGGCACATTCTACCCCAATTTAAGATATTATTAAAATCAAAGTG